CGCTCCGAAGAAGAAATAAGGTTCGACCCCATCGTTCGCATGTGAGCGATGGGGTACCTTTTTATATGGCTATGACACTTACCATTCAGATCGGCAACTCCGACGGGAAGCTCACCGAGCACCTGTGGCATCGTTATATGGCAGAGGTGTATGAGCTGTTGGATATGGAAACACGGGAAATTCATTTCGCCGCCAACTCCCATCCGTCCCCACAAGCCCCGTGGCAGAACGCCTGTTACGTCTGTGATGTACAGGCATGTGATCTGAATAGGATACGTGACAGGTTGAAAGAGATCAGCAATCGTTTCCATCAGGATGCTGTTGCGTGGACGGAAGGTGAAACCATTTTTATCTAACCCCATACCTATGACGCAGCTTCCCCAGTACATCCAAGATCAGATACAGCTCATAGAAGCGAAGCAGGAGGAGCTGCGGAAGGAGAAACTCAAGCGGGCGAAGATAGAGTTCAGTGATGAATACATCGAACTGAACCGCAAGATCGACGATCTTCAATTGCAGAAGGCGATAATGGTGGAGGGATTGCAGGACGAGCGCATGGAGAAAGAACTGGCTGGCCTCAAGACCGCACTCTTTGCCGTGATGGAACGGGAGGGTCGGGAGGTGGTGGGCAACTGGAAGGGCAAGTACCGTGAGGAGAAGGGCGTGAACACGCGCCGTCTGTTGGAGATGCTGCACGGGGACATTGACCGATTCTTCCAGCTCTCCACGGTCACGCAGGTGTCGCTCAAGGCATTCGCCAAAGCGGAGGGCGGTGACAGGGAGGAGATGCTACTGGACTGTATTGAGGTGGTGGGACGCAAGCTCATCGACATCGAACCCATCGAGGCGCAGCGGTAAAGTAAGGTGTGCATGGACTACCGCTCTGAAAGGCGGCGAGTGATGTGTACATCCAAGGTAACATTCAAAAGCAGGCAGGCGGCGGCAACGGCACTGGCAACTGTACGCAGACATCGCCACGGCATCACTAAGCAGCACCGTCCCTACGAGTGCCCGATCTGTCATCGTTGGCACATCGGCAGTTTGAGGAGGTAATGCACTTCCTCCCCCGTTCCCACAGGGGGGCTGCATCATCACCACATGCCGCAGAAGTACGTCAAGAAAGCGATGAGCGACAAGGATGCGCTCAAGCTGCTCATGGACCCAGTGTGGCGTCTCACTCACCTCTACCAGATACGCACGAAGGTGCGCGGGTACGAGGGGCAGAGCGTGACGTTCTATCCCAACCGTGTGCAGCGGCAGATTTACCGAAAGATCGCGGAGGGGAAGAAGCGCATCATCATCCTCAAGCCCCGCAAGCTGGGTGTGACCACGGCCATCTGTCTGTATCTGCTGGATAAAGCGATGTACAGCCCCAACCAGAGTTGCCGCACCATCGCCCATCGTAAGCAGACCGTGGGCGAACTGTTTAATGACATCGTGTACTTCGCCTTCAACCGCGTGGCGGACGGCATCCGCCCCAACACAAAGCACATGACGCGCAATGAGCTGTCGTTCGATGAGTTCGGCAGCAAATACTCAATCGACGTGGAAGCCCGTGGTCTTACCCCCACCTTCCTGCACTTCTCCGAGATCGCGTACGTGGACGATGAGGCCAAGCTGCAAGATACGTTGGAATCGCTGCCCCCCACCGCCGTCGGCATCGCCGAATCCACGGCCAACGGACGGGGCAACTGGTTCGAGCGTACCTTCATGAGTAACTGGCAGCTGCTCCAAGGCGGGGAGGAACCCGAATGGTACCCGCTGTTCTTCCCGTGGTGGGATGACCCAGAAAACCAGACGGCCTACGTTCCTGGCACGCGCTTCTACTACGAGCATGACGTGCGCAAGATGCGGGCGAAGTACCCGCACCTGACCGACAACCAGCTCCTCTGGTGGGACAGAAAGAAGTTCCAGCTGGGCGAGCGTTTGCCAGAGCTGTACCCATCGGAGCCAGACGAGGCATTCATCTTCTCCACGGGCAAGGTGTACGGGGAGTTCACGCAGTCGATGCACGTCCTGCCACACATGAAGTTCGATGAGTTCAAGGTGGCGATGGACTATGGACAGACGAACCCGACGGTGTTCCTATTGCTGCACAAGACGGAGGACGGTGACTTCGTGGTGTTCGATGAGTTCTACCAGCGGGAGTGCCACCCAAAGGATGCGGCGGCATGGCTGAAAGCACGCGGCGTGACCCGTGTGGATTTCGCAGACCCGTCCGTCCACAACAAGACGCAGATCAAAACCATGCTGCGGCAGGGGCAGCAGGATGAGTACCGCTTCTCTATCGCCGATGAGTTCCGTAACCACGGCATCACCATCGTGCGCGGTGCGCAGAACGACATCCCGTCGGGCATCGTGCGCGTGAAGGAGTACCTCAAATGGAACCCAGAAAAGAAGCACCCGTTCAAGCGGGATGAGTTTGAGAAGCCGCTCATGGGGTCGCCGCGCCTGTTCGTCACGGATAACTGCGTGCAGACGATATGGGAGTTCGGGCAGTACCGCTGGCCGAAAGACCCGCAGGGTTCACTCAACCAGGCGAGCTACGAAGTCCCGCTCAAGAAGGACGACCACGCTATGGATGCACTTCGATACGCACTTCTAACGTGGGGGAAGCCTCTGGCTCCTGATGAGAGTCGTCCAGACCCGCGCTCTGCAAGAGGAATGTTCGAGCGGTGGAAACAAAGTCGGAAGCAGCGGGATTCGTTCGCATACTAGGGTCTTGCTCAATGACGGACAGCACATGGTTCATCATGGATGAAAGCATCCTGCGTGATGGCAGTGTCTCATCGGGAAAGAAGATCATGGACGCAGGAAGCCCCAATGCGCCCGCCAATTCCATCATCGTTTTGCGTTTCAGGTTGTACTGTGGGTCGTTTTCAATGAGTCGGATATTGCGCACAGTGAGGCCAGATCGACGCGCGAGTTCCGCCTTCGACATTCCTCGCTGGAGCCGATAAGCCTGGAGCAAATGCAAGCTCATCGGAGATCATTGTAGCACGTCCTGATGGGAAATGTAGTTCCTCCCTTGTCAGAAACGGCGGGTGCTACCGTCGCGGCATGGATATTCTCACAGCTGTCCTCATCCTCGCCGTCGCACAGATCGCAGGGCTGGCGGTTATCGGCTACACGCACTACCGTGCCATCCGCCTGCTGGGGAACCTCCGTGTCGCCAATGGCACAGAGGAAGCCAAGAGAATCATTGAATGGGCAGACAGCCCATCAACGGAGAAAGAACATCGCGCACGCCTGACGAAGGCACGCGAGCAGCAGCACAAACCAGAGGAGGAACTGATGCCCCATCAGTTTTCCGCTGACACTATCCGCTCCCTTGCTAACGCACAATAATGGCACGACAATTTCAAGATTCGGCAATAGTCGGTAAGTGGGATGAGCGGATGAACTCCGTGAAGGAATCCCGCACCCTGTGGGAAGCGATGGTCGCCACCTGTATGCACTTTGCCGCAGGCCACCAGAACATCTGGTGGGACAGGGAAGGCATCATGCATGAGAAGGTGCCGCAGGATAACGAGGTGTTCCGCATCATCAACCTGTGGCCGACTGCATTGAGCATCATCCAGGCACGCCTCACGACCAACGACCCGCGCTGGAACCCCCGCCGTTCTGGGCTGGAGAACGTGTCCAATGCGGAGATTGATGCTGCCGACGCGTTGCTACAAGAGATGTGGGAAGGAGCGATGCACGGGGAAATGTCGATCAAGCGTTCATTGAAACTGGCAATCCGCCATGCATGGTTGCAGGGCGGGCGTCTGGCATACTTCCGTTTTGATGAGGGCATCGACATGCCCGTCATGGATACGTTCTCCCTGTGGGATACGTACTACGACATCGCCAGCAGCAAGATGTATGAGAAGCAGTGGCTCGATATTCCCGTGCCGCGCTCCGTGGCATGGCTGAAAGCGCAGGCCAAGAAGAACAGGGAGATGTGGAACATGCGCCTTATCAACGATCTTGAGGCGGATAACCTGATGTCGGCGTCCCGCTTGCAGGAGCAATTCCTGCGCAAGCGCATGGGTCGCGGCGGCATCACCAATCAGGGAACCGCGCTCGTTCACCAGACGTGTGAGGTGCAGGGCGGCAAGATCAAGCACCGCCTCGTCATCCCGAACGGCATCCTCTATGAGGATGACCTGCCGCACAGCAACCTGGCGGAAATCTTCGACGTGCTTTCCCCCGTGGAAGACGATGAACTGTACCCGCGCCCGCCGTGCTACGACTGGATTGACCCGCAGAAGACCATCAACAAGGTGTATTCCGACATCGAGAACTACATCTCTACGCACCTCCAGGGTAAGTGGCTCCTCCGTGACCCGAAGATCGTGCCGCCCGTGGCGGGACAGCAGGGTCAGAAGATTTACGCGGACGTTGGCGATGTCACCCAGTTGGAGCTGCAACCCCTGCCGCAGACGCACTTCATGCACCTGCAACAGGCCATCACGCAGTTCGAGCAGATCACGGGCGTACACTCCGAATCCCTCGGACGCATGAGCGGAAGCGCGGACAGCGGTATCGCCATCGCCCAGCTGCAAGCTCTCGATGAGCAGAACAGCGCGGACGCCGTGGAGAACTACAAGCTGTTCATGAAGCGGTGCGGCTCCAAGCTGCTCAATATCGCAGCCGCCAACTGGAGCAGCACCCGTGACATCTACCGCTACGACAAGAAGACGGGCGATGAGCAGCACTTCCGCGTCATCGGTGATGACTTTGCCGACGCACGCACCGAATCCCTCGGCAAGGACGTGGTGCGCATCCGTCCGTTCTCCCGCCTCGATACGGAAATCGTCGTCGGTCAGTTCTTCTCCACCGCAGAGAAGCGGCAGGAACTCGTCCAGCTGCTCCAAGTGTGGCAGCCAGGAGCCAATCCCACGCAGGATGCGTTCATCGCTCCGCTGGTGCTGGATTCCTTCGACATCGGCGTCGGACGTGATCTGGTACGTGAGCTGCGCAAGATGCAGAACCCGCACACCATGATCGCAGAGGGTCAGTCGCAGCTCATCATGGAGGGGGAGGGAGTGCCCGTGAACCCAGAGGACAACCACGCCTACTACCAGAACTTCTACAAGCAGAAGGCGCAGGTGGCGATGGAGCAGGGCGATGAGCGTGCTGGACGGCTCCTGCTTGCGCAGGCGCAGCGGCACGCGGTCATGCTCCAGCAGAACGGCGGCATTCC